CCAGACCTGCTTGGAGGGTGATAAAACCACTACTGGTAGTGGTAGGAACACTAAAAGTTACGTTTGCCTTAGAGGCGCTTCTGGAGCGTGGTATGTAACCTATGTTTCTTGCTAATGAAACCACATTTTCACGAACTGTTGCCCCATCCAAGAAGGATTCGTTGACAACCAGGTTCGCATTAAACGCATTAATGTAAGTATTATACGCAAGAGTATCGATCAGAACGGAAAAATTCGACCCTTCAAAGTCAAAATCCGTGAAATTTGAATTTGCACGGAGATAATCCTTGATTTGAGCCTTGATTTGATCGAAATCTAGGTTAGTAAACTGTGTAAAAGGCATTTTTTATCGCGTCGCCTCTAATATGAACGAAAATGCTTGGGTTGGTAAATCTAAACCTACAATATCGAAGTAAACATTTACGTCAAAACTATTATTATCAGGTTGTGGATTGACTTTGACGAGTAAATTTTCGACTCTATCCTCATAAAATTGAATAGTTTCCCGTATTTGCTCTTCAATAACACGACTTGAGGCAATATCCACGAAATCAAAGAGACTTCTACGAATATCAGACCCCAAGTCTGAGTTAAAAAATCGTTCTGTAGGAATGGTTTCAACCAAATTACGCACAGATCTAATGATTGCACGCTCATTAATCAAGACAGGAAGGTCCTTTGTCACAGGATGTGGGTCAAATGCAAAACTAATATCCTTAAATGCTCTTGAAACCCTTCTGGTTGCCATTGAATAGGTAGATTTTTCTGAATTTATTTATAGTACCTACTCAGAAATCTTCCCATAATAGGGTTCTGTACCATAATCCCAGTCATCATAGTCCTCGTCATTGCGAATTCTTTCATGAAGTTCATTCTGAGTCCTAAAATCATGTTTTTTAGGTGTCAAATCGTCATTTGCAATCTCACGAAGCATCTTTTGGTGCTGATGATTACCTAAATTGTCCAAAAAATCATGTTGTGCAGTCATTTTTTCGTCCTTATAGTAGTCTGTGACGAGTTTAGTGGTTCCCCACATCTCATACATGTAGTCAGAATTTCTATCGACAGGTGAATTGCCCATTTGAGTTCCTGATTTACAGCGAAATCAGAACTTTTAGAGGGGTTGCTATCCCTTATCTCTATTTATTCTACCTCAAACACCCTTCAAACGGGTGCCTTGGACTAATCTTTCTCTATCAGCAAAGGTCATACCACGTGTGCTAGGTGCTGTAGAGAGTGCCTGACGTGCTGTAGCGTCTCTTTCAGTTCTTGCTTTATGAACTCTTTTACCTACAGGTGTTGCAAGTTTAGTCGCTGCCGTAACTGCCATTGCAGGAACTGCTAAAGGACCCATTCCAAGACCAGACATACCAATTTCGCCAATGTCTCTTACAGGACGAGGTAATTTTTGAATCACTTCGTCTGCTGCTGTCGCTGCTGTTATTCCTCTGACGGCTCTACCAAGACCAGTACGTCCAATAATTGTTCTGCCGACAGGAGTATTAGCGGCACGTCTTGCTGTGTTCAGAAGAATATTCTCATCCAACTGATATGCTTCTGAACAAAACTGATTAAAGGTTTTCATTATACCAATCTTTTTAGGTATTTATTAAAAAAGGGAGAGTCCGAAGACCCTCCCTCAACATATCAACCTTTACCTTGTCCCCGATAGGGTTTACGCGCTTTATTGCGAGAAGACGCGGCGTATTTCGTTCCACCCCCAGCTCCTTGACGAGATTTCTTAGGAGGTCCCGGAATATAAGAGCTCTTGTTCAGACCGACTTTTGCTTTTGCCATAATGTTTTAATCCTTTTGAATAATTTGAGTTTCAAGTTCCGAAGGGTTTGGAGAGCCCGTCTCATAAAACCTCTGAGACAGGTCCTCCATTGTATCGAAATATTCCTCCTCAGTCAAGTGTTCATAAAGAACTTTGTTGTGGTGGAGTATTGTATACAACTCTGCCATTGTATCAGATCACGCGAGTCTTTTCGTGTCCGACGCGAACGCGAGGATCACACCAAATCTCAAATCCTGCTGCAATTGCATCCAGACAGAATGATACATCCTCTCCACACATATCCTGTACTTCACCAGATTCAAAGACTTGCATCTTTGGAGCAAACCAAGGATACTTCATTTCACCATGTTCAAATACACCGTTCTTAATCAACAACCAACCAAATCCAGTGTAGTCAACAGTGAAAGGCTTCTTACGCTTAGTAATGCTATCACCAGTTTCATGATTCATGACTCCACCATTATTACGGAAGTCGTCTTCTTCTAACCAGTGTGCTACAGAAGTCGTATGCCCGTCTTCCGTCATATACCAACCTGCTGCGATATCTTTGTCCATCAAAATTAATTGATAGAATTTCTCAGTGTTAAACACAATATCACTATCAATCCACAACTGATAATCATATTTCAGTTTGCCGTCCCATGGTTTTTGATCAGGTCCACGCAGTACGTTCGCTCCCAGACATTTACACCTTGCAAAATTAACCATGGATGAGTAATCCTGCGAGATCTGGATACTTGCTCCAGACTGTACAAGATCAAAACAGAGTTGTACAAAGTTCTTCAAAAATGTGTAAGAAACATTGCGTCCAGGTAGACAGAATACAATTGTCTTACCTTTGACCATTTCTCTAGCGAGTGCAAAGTCCCATTCTTCTGTTGCTTCTTTCTTCACAACGGGCGACGTTGCCTTTACTGTAAATCCTTTTGCCATAACTTAATCAAGTTTGAATTTGAATCGATTCATTCCGAATCATAACGCATTATCTATAAGAAGTCAATTGGTATCAATCTCTCTTGACTTCAGTAATTACGATACAGTCCCCCTCAACCTCCATATTGACCTCTGTGCCCTCGTACCACCCAAAATCATTGAGAATCCACTCAGGTATCGTAACATAATACTCACCAGTTACTGGATCGACCTCTACGGTTGTAAAATTTTCTCCGGGATTTTTTTGCATTTCGGGTATTCCAATTTCCATTTTTGTTTTATATAGAAAAGTTGAGAGTTATATAAAGAGCTGGCGAAAGCAAGACTTTATAGCTTACTGGGACCCATCGATTTTAGCCACACGCGCCGCCAGGGGCGGACGCGGGGCGCGGCGGCACTGCCTACCACGCACCCACTGCCCCCGTCAACCCACCGTTACAGTCAGTAATACAGACTGCGGATCACCTCATTAACCGCCAACCCGTCGATCGCAGGATCGTCCCAGCGGCAACCGTCAGGGGTCTCAGTGCTGCCACAATCGTAGAGCATTGCTACCAGGTCCTGATAGGTGCCACCGCTGCGGGCGGTTGCCTGCGCTTCGCTGTAGAGTCCCTCATCGTTCTGGATCCAGAGGGTGACGTTCCAGGTTTCCCAGTTTGCCCAACCGTTGAAAGTGGAGTCGGTCATGAGTCTGTGTCGTTTGAACTGATGTAAGTATAAGGGGGGGTCACCCCCACAGAGTCCAATCGGGGGACAGTTCGTCCACTGGTCCCAGTTCGTCCACACTGTTCACAACGGTATCAGACCAAAGGGAAGCGGCAGTGAACATCTGCACTGCCTGCACTCTGCTGTAGCAGTCCCAGGCAGCGGTATGGGGTTTGCCCTCGCTGGTGGCGTGGATGACGTAGCGGTTCAGGGTTTGCATTGGTTTGGGTCGGTTGCCTGATAATTGTACCATGAAAAGGGGGGATCACCCCCAGAGGAATCGGGCGATCCGCTCACGGTTCCGCAGCGGCATCAGGCGCTTATAGGTGATGAACTGGCGGCGTCCGATCTTATACTCATACCGCTCTACCATGCCCTTGCGGGTCATCTCTTTAAGTAGCAGGGTGACCGTCGTCCGCGCCTCTTTAGGCATTCCCAGCGCCTGATTAACCTCAGAGGCGCGGAGACCGTGGCGCTGCTTATCAGAGTCCATCGGCAGGGTAGAAAGCACTGCCCACTGATAGGTTGCGCCGAATGCCTTGCGATCGGTGATGGAAGTGAACATCGGGTGTCGTTTGAACTGAGATCAGTATAGGGGTTGAAAGGGGGGAACCGTGGCAGATTCCCCTATCAGTTACAAACGTTCACATAGCGAGCAGGTCGTCGATCTTATCCATGAGGCGGTCACGGGCAGCAGCACGGCGATCGGCAGCGTATTGAGCGGCAGCAGCGGCAGCGTTAGCGTCCTTGTCACCCTTCCACTGAGATCCCAAACCCGTGACACGGGTGATGGTGCCACCCTTACCAGCGCCAACGGCGTGAGAGGCGGTTTGGCGATCTCCACTCTGAACCGATCCCATAGCATATCCAGCACCGTGCTGGGAGTTACGGGTCATCCCCTCACCCTTGCGCATCTTGCGGGTGGGCAGGCGCTTGA